TCGGGCGTCGTTTTTCGACATGGCCTATTTCGGCAAGCCGGCGGAAGCGGTCAACCCCTACCTGAAGAAGGGCCAGCAGGTGGCTGTCACCGCGGAGGCCGTCCAGGACCGCTGGGAAAAGGACGGGGAAAAGCATCAGCGGGTGAAATTCACCGTGCGGGGCCTCCAGCTTCTCGGCGGGAAGAAGGAGCAGAGCGGAACCAACGTACCGGATCACCCGGACCCGTTCCCGGACGACATACCGTTTTGAGGAATATTTATCTACACATGCGCGATTTAGTGTTTGCACTCCTCGCGTGTGTGTGGTATAATCGCGCACATCGGGCGGCATCCCGATTGACAGTTTCCCCTGTAGGGGGGAAAATCAAAGAGCGGTTTCCGAGTCTATCCGGTGCCTACACACCGGAGAACCCCCATGCCGGGGGAGACTCGGGGGCCGCTTTTTTTATGGGAGTAGGAAATGAAAAGGGAAATGTATGAAATCGCGGTTGAGTCGCGTGACGGAATTATCAGCATAAATAGTCCAGATCGAGGGATGGGCGAGGGGGAAGTCTTTTTCACGGTCGAGCAAGCTCATCTTGTCATTAAATGGATTCAGGAGGCCATCGAAGAGGCCACCCGCGGGAACGGCGACGCCGATGAAAAATGACCTCCCCTACTTTTCGCATGACAACGACGCGCACAATCACCCGAAAATGCGGGCACTCCGCGCGCGGTTCGGGTGGACGGGATACGGGCAATTTTGGGCCTTGAACGAGATTGTTGCCGCCGCCCCGGAGTGCAAACTGGACCTCGGGCGGAAAGTTGTCCGGGCATCGGTGGCGTGTGAACTCGGCTTGACGCCGGACGGATTCGAGGACTTTTTGACCTTCCTTGCTGACCCGGACGAGTGCGGATTAATCAATTACGCGGGCGGAATTGTTACCACCGACCGGACTCAAGAGGATTATCAGCGCGTCGCGCCTTTACGACAAAAAGCCCGAGACAGATGGGTAAAAAAAGCCGCTTCGCACGAAGTTTTAAGAACTTCGCCCGAAGTATGGGAAACTTCGCCCGAAGTTTTAACAGATAAGATTAGATTAGATAAGATTAGAGAAGAAAAGAATAAGAGCAAGAGTGTGCATCCGGTCGAAGACGAACCGGCCGCACCTCGCGCACCTTCCCCGAAACGTTTTGTCAAACCGACCCTCGAAGAAATCAAAGCCTACTGCGCCGAGCGGAAAAACACCGTCTCGCCGGAAAAGTTTCTCGACTACTACGAGGCCAACGGGTGGCGGGTCGGACGAAACCCCATGAAGGACTGGCGGGCGGCGGTACGGACATGGGAGAAGAACGAGGCCGCATTCGCACCGAAAACGCCGCGGGACTTCGAGAAGGAAGACGCGGAGAGGCGCAAGCGGACCCTTGAGAAGGTCATGCAGGAGATAAACGGACATGGACGCTGAAACATTCCTGAACGAAATCGCCGAGTACTACGAGCGGACGAAAAGCAACAAGGTGCTTTCCAAAATCGGATTTCTCCTCCAGCGCGTGGACCCTCGGGAATATGCGCGGATTCTGGAGGACGTGATTTACAACGTCCCGCCCTCCCGCGTTGTCGGGGTCGCGGAGGTCGCGGAGGCTATGCGCCGGCTTGAGATATTCGCCCGGCCCTTGATGGATCGGGAGGTCGCGCACTATCGCGTCACCTGTGATTGTTGCGGGATGGAATACCACTGGGCCCAGAGCGTGACCCCTGACACGGCGAAAAACGGACTGCACGATTTTTGCCCACGGTGCCATTTCCCGTACTATGAGACGATCACACTGGACATGTACAAAATGCAGAACCGCGGGAACGCGTGGGAAGCGCATTACGAGCGAATCAAAGCGAAATATCAGGCGGTATGGAAGGCTGGTCCGCTGGTATAGTCGGGACATAGGCGGCACGTGAACGGGAGGGGAGCGTGACGAGCGAGGACTTCATGAGGCTTTGGGGGGATCGGGATTTGCGGCAGTACATTATCGACGCCGCCCGCCGGCGGAGCCGCCTCCCCCAGCTCCAGGAGGAGTACTGCCAAGAGGCGTGGTTCCTCATAAGCTGCGCCCCGGCCGGATACGAGCCCGCGGCGTACAAGGAGCTTGCAGACCGCGCGATATTCTCCGCCTGGTGGCAGACCCGGAAGGAGTACATTCTCATGCGGGCAATGGATCAGCACGTCCGCGCCCAGCAGTGTAAGACCCGGGAAGAGGATACGGACAATGAGCCGTGGTTTATGGCGGGGGACGACCGCCGTAGACAGTAGATTGACATATTAGAGAAATGTTGAGGGATGGAGATACCACCTACAAGGTGAGAACGATTGATTTTTTCTTGTGGGGGGGTATTGTGTCGGAAACGAAGGGAAAAGCCCCGAGAGGGGGCGAGAAGAAAAAGCGGGAGGGAAAAGCGAAAAACCCGGTGGGAGCTCCGGTGACGGTGTGGACCCCGGAGAAGCGGGAGGCGACGCGGCGGGCGCTTGAGGCGTACATCGACGCGACGGACATCCCGATAATTTCCGAGTTCGCCTACAAAAACGGGATGGGGCGGACGCAGGTTTACGACATCGCGGAATTGGGCGACGCATTAAAAAGGGCGGTGGCAAAAAAAGAAGCGAACCTGGAGCGTTTCGCCCTGGAGAACCGGGTCAACGTGACCATGGCGATTTTCAGTTTGAAACAGCTCGGCTGGAAAGACAAGGCCGAGGTGGAGCATTCGGGAGCCGTGGGAGTGAAAATCATTGACGATGTCCGGTGACGGGGAGGTCCGGCTTTCTGCGCTCATCGCGCCGGAATTCCGGGAACTGCATAAAACGTTGAAAAGCTCATCCCCCGCGGAGGTGTGGTGTCGGGGCGGCCGCGGCTCGACAAAATCGTCGTTTCTGGCCATTCAGGTCCTGCTCGGGCTCACGAAAGACCCGGAAGCCCACGCCTTCATTTCCCGCCGGTACGACAATGAGCTGCGGGATTCGGTTTTCGGCCAGGTCATGTGGGCGGCGAACAAGCTCGGGATCGCGCATCTGTGGCGGTTCATGACGAGCCCCATGCAGGCGGTCAACCTGATGACGGGGCAGAAGGTCCTTTTCCGCGGCGTGGACAACCCGCTCAAGGCGAAGTCGATCAACCTCGGGAAAGGGTACATCAAATATTTCTGGGCGGAAGAGGTTGACCAGTACGGCGGCATGGAGGAGGTGCGGTCAATCCTCCAGTCGGTTTTCCGCGGCGAGGGTGGTGAGAAGATTGCGCTTTTTTCGTACAACCCGCCGAAGTCGGCCCGGGCCTGGGTAAACCAGGAGGTGCGCATTGAGAAGCCCGGCCGGATTGTGCACACCTCGGACTATCGGACCGTCCCGCCGGAATGGCTCGGGGCTCGCTTCATCGCGGAGGCGGAACACCTGAAGGCGGTCAATACGACAGCCTACGAGCACGAATATCTGGGCGTCGAGATCGGGACGGGGCTTGAGGTTTTCGCGAACATCGAAACGCGCCGGATTACCGACGAGGAGAAAACGGGATTCGGAGAGCTCCGGCAGGGGCTTGATTTCGGGTACGCGGTAGACCCGCTGTGTTTTGTGCGGATGTACTTCGACGCGAAAAAGCGCACCCTGTGGATTTTTGAGGAGATCGCCGGGATCGGGATCAGTAACCGTGCATTCGCGGAGCGCGCCTCCCTTGACCACCGCCGGACGCTGACGCGGGCGGACAAGGCGGAGCCGAAAAGCATCGACGAGTTGCGAAACGATTACGGATTCAAAATCGTCGGCGCGGAAAAGCCGCCGGGGTCCGTGGAGCACGGGATCAAGTGGCTGGCTGACTTGGAGCGCATCATCATCGACCCGGTGGCGTGTCCTCTGGCGGCGAAGGAATTCGTCAACTACGCGCTCGAGACGACGCGGGGCGGCGAGGTGGTGAGCCGGTATCCCGACCGGGACAATCACGCGATTGACGCGGTGCGGTACGGTCTCCAGGACGAGATCGCCTCCCGGCCCCGGAAACGCCCCTTGACAGACAACCTTGCGCTGCCTACGCTTACAAAGTGGAGGTGACGCGATGGTCGGTGTTCTGAGTGTGGCGGTCGGCCTGGGAGTCGGCGCCCTGCTGTTTCGGCTCCAGTATGTCGGGACGAGCGCCTGGGTGATTTTAGGTATTGGCGCCGGGATTCTGGCCGTGTTACACTTGCTGAATTGGCTGGTGTGGAGGAGATAACGGGTTGATCGGCAAGAAGCAGGCGCGCATGACGCGGGATTTCCCCGGAGGTTCCCATGTCCATAACGTGGGGGCGAAGGCGGACCGGGATCGGGCGGTCATCCTGCGCTCCTACCAAACGATGTGTGAGGAGTTCCGCGTCAAGAAGTCCCGGCGGCTGTCCCCGCGGGAGATCGCCGCCATGACGAACGCGCAGCTTTTCCAGGCATCGAAGGACCTGTACAACGGCGCGACCGTCAAGCAGGCCCGGCGGCTCGCTGTCCGCATGGGCGTCGCCGACAAAGAGCCGGGGCTCGTTTCCCGCGCCGTGTCCTGGGTGAAAGACAAGGTTCGGGGATTCCGCGTTGAGGAGGGAAAGCGTGCCTAGTCCGACAAAAACCGAAAGGCTCGCCCGTGTCCACGCCGAGGCCCTATCCCGGTTTTCCGACGTGCAGTCGGCCGTCCACGACGAGCGCAAGCAGTGTCTCCAGGACCGCCGGTTTTACAGCATAGCCGGCGCGCAGTGGGAAGGACCGCTGGCGGAGCAGTTTGCAAACCGCCCGAAGTTTGAAGTCAACAAGGTGCATCTGGCGGTCATTCGGATTATCAACGAGTACCGGAACAACCGGATAACCGCCGATTTTATCCCGAAGGCCGGCGGGGATGACGAGCTCGCCGATATGTGCGACGGGCTTTTTCGGGCCGACGAGGTGGACTCGGGCGCGGAGGAAGCCTACGACAACGCCTTCGAGGAGGCCGTCGGCGGGGGCTTCGGGGCTGTGCGCCTCCGGGCAGTTTACGAGGACGACGAGGACCCGGAGGACGAGCGCCAGCGGATCAGGATCGAGCCCGTCTACGACGCGGACTCTTGCGTCTTTTCGACCTGGACGCAAAG